GCCTCCAGCTAGCTTTCCCGACACTAGCGAACGGTTTTTAACGGACGGCAATTAAGCCACAAGTCCCTAATTAGGGCATGCCCCGAAGTGTGATTATCTACACCCAGGATCCGAGGTTGTACCACTGTTGCACGAGAGAAAGATGGTTAATTTTCCTTCGTGTACGGCCTCTCAAGGCATAACTGTTATTATGCTCTTCCGTTGATCTAACCCATAGCCTAGCAAGAAGAACTGCTGGCGTATCCGCTTCCTCGTTAATACTGAGGGTTGAGAGGGACCGGTAGGTGTAACCTTCCACACCATACCGGGCCCGACTTGGCGTGGCTTCATCGAAATTACTGATGAAGCCCACATCACCTGCGCTTAGGGGTACTTTGAACCGTAAAGGCTCTGGAACCCTGTAGTATAGATGATGCCAACATTCCAGAAACTTGTCGTCACAACCGTAATGAGAATTACGGCGATGAGCAAGCAACCGGACACTGTTAGCCAGCTTGTAAAAGCTTTCAACATTGCGGAGTCTTTCCTTAAGGTAGACGGGTTTGCAATCAACGCCGCCGAAGTAATGGCTCCCGCAGCTCTCCCGGAAATAACTCTCCGAGAAGCTCTTTTTTGGATTAACCTTAAATCCGAGGAAACCACTAAACGACGAGAAAAGTTCGAACATCGAACTGGGGATTATAACGTCATCCCCAAAAACATTGATCGCACCTGATGCACCGGTGTACTCTGCAACAGCTTGCGCAGCTGCAAAGAAGATCAACGATTCCAGCTCGAAGGTGAATCCATTCCCCATAGAGGAGAACTTCTGCCACCTTCGGGGGCCGGTTTTCGATACGCCGTAATGGGATCGGCAAGCAAACAATAGCGCGAACCAACGAGGGGGTAAAAGCTCCCTCACCAGCTCGAGTGCGATACTGTCACTCGCCGACGAAAAATCAACAGTCGCTAACTTAAAGGTTTTGGAACCCTCAAGCGCAAGTTGCTGATTCAGCAGCTGACTGTTCAGGTCAACTCCCACCCGTCGAAGCCTACGACGAATCATTGTGCCGATTGCTTTTTGGAACCAGAGATTTACCCCCGGCTCGATTGCAATAACACGATCCGTTTTTGAGTTCTTCGGGACAGTGACGATAGAGTTCCCTACCTGATAGTCCATCCACGACTCTCCGTAAGTACGGGATAGATGGGCGGACCACAGGGGGTAGGCGGTGGCGAACCAGCCACCTACGAGGGCGTACAAGTCGCGAGTTATCCCACGTTCATCGTGGAACTTATTGATAGCCGAGACGCGCTCACCCTTAACCAGGGTTGACACACCGGGCCCCCAATTGGCTTCGTCAACAAATTCATCCGGCGAATATTCACCAAGAATCCCCAGTATTTTACGCTTGGTTGCGTTAAGCAACCAAACGTTGTCCCCGTTGTAAAGCGGGTCCAAGTGAGGGTTCTTGAAGCGAGTATTAGTCTGACTACAGAGAGTTTCATACTGCTCGAACTTCTCTAAAGCAACTTCCTCCTTGTTGAAGCTCGTTATTAAAAACGTGGCTTTTGACAGGTAGTTGGTTGCTGTGTAGTCATCCCTAAACCGCTGCACATCATTATAGTGCAACGGGTGACAATCCAAGGCTGTCAGCTGGTCATGCTCCTTAGAACGGAACAGAAGCCAGACTGTCAAACTCCGAGGAGTGTCGAGGGCAGATAAAAATTGACGAATGACAACATCAGTTGTAGATGGTGCTTCGCGAAAAGTCCGAGCTGCTTCAAGCAGTTCAGTACTACGTCTCTTCTTGGATGACATAGCATGGTCCCTTATGTGGTTTGTTTAGACCACGAATCCGTTAGTTAGTAGACGGATTCGAAGTCGGTGATGGCAGGAGTAATAACTGCCGAATTTGCCAGAAAATTCTTCGCAAACGCCAGCAAATCTTTACGCTGGGCTTGGGTCGAACGCTCGGGCAAGACAAACTCACACGAGAAGATCAGATCGTACGCTTTTGTCGGTGCCGGCTGAATGCCGGTGGCCGTCGAGGCAGACGTCTGCTCCAAGACAGGAACTACGACTTTCGCAGTCAGCTTATAGTTTCGGCTCCCTTTGGTTGGGATCCGGTTCGCAAAGCTGATTACTGGGAAACCGACAGCGATACCGCCTGATCGGTCTGCCCAGCGGGCCACACCTGCCTGATCGATGTTGACAGGGGAGAAAGTTTTGCTAACTGGGGTCGCTTGACCATCCAGCAGAGCTACAGCTGCGATAGCAGTCATGTGTGTTTACCTTTGAGGAGTTGAACGATAAGTGCAACAGCATTTGCGCCGTGTTGAAGAGATGCAGGATTTTTGAAAACAGGCAGCCCAGGAAGCGGAAAACCGTAAATAATGGTTCGCCGCAATGATACCCTGTGTCGCCTGCAATTCTGGTCCCAAAACACGTAGCGCCCTTGCACTGTGGATTTACAGCTCTTATTCGCTTCCAGATTCCCTCGATAAAACGTCGTTTTACACCCCTGGACAAAAGTCATACCCAGAGTGGCGTCAAACGTGTTCAACCAATTGCCGATCGGTAGAAACCAATCGGCCACGAACGAGAAAGGAGTAAGTTCCCACGCAATCACTAAGGGGTTTGTAATTCCAAGACTCCCTAACGACTGAATGGTGGGTGCAGAAGTTTGATAATGGATCGTATACTTTACAGTATACGATGATGTTACCTTGCTAAGATACTTGACGGGATTATTCGGTGAATTATCAACATTCACTGTATCCGTCTGCGCTCGGTAAATCTTCTTACCAACGACCACTCCCCTCAATGGTTTCCTACCTAGGTTTGCGAGAAACTCGCAAGAGCCGAAAAGGTCGGAGAACAAGGGGAGCCAACCGTATTGGAGTTGAAGCCATCCTGAGGCCATCGCCTCGTTCTGCTTTGCGGCTCTCAAGCCCGGGTTCTTACCCGTGTAAGAGCCATACGCTTTATTAAAACGACGTGTCGCCCGCTTTCCGGGGTGAACGCCAAGCGTAGCTGCAGCCGCAACAAAGTTGCCTCGTTTGAGAAAACGCAGAGCACTCGATACTCTTTCCGCTGTTTCTGCGAAAAGCTTCGATGTCTGCGCCCTCTCGGCGAACAATTGTGCGAGATTCACCTTTTGGTCCTTAAGGGCCAGGAGAACCTTATTACGTGCCGACCTGTCGGTGGCATCGATAATAGACTGCGGAGGATCCAGAGTAAAATTAGCAGGAGTGTAAAAGTTGCCTTCAGAGAAGACACCCGTACGTTTCATGTAATCATTCTGGGGAGCAAGCGGCGGATAAGCCGAGACGTAAGTCTCGTATGTACCAGCCCAACCGTAGTCAATGGTTTTGTCGTAAGAAAACGGCTGCATAGGTAACGCAGACGAATCACGACGACGCCATTTACGGTAGTTTGCAATTGACACGGATGTCCGTTTTTCAGTCAGGTAAGTACTGCTGTACAGGAACAAGTTATCCAAACGCTGGGGCTGTTGAGGCCCCTTTGTTATGCGAACTTCTTGTCCTGGCCAGTTCCTGACTATATCGATATTGGGCATCCGAACCTCCTAAAGTGAGACGGTTAGTTTCAGCCGTCCCACGACGTGGGAAGCCACGTAGAGCGCATGGGCAGTTCTGCCCGTACTGCGCTCTTTAGACCTCAGGGAAGTCTACCACTCTTTCAAGAACAACCGCTTTCGCATCCTATAACCACCTGTAGCACACGCCATTCTTGCACAGACCTCAGAAACCCCGCAAAGGGTATTATGAAGAACATGCAAGAGTAGGGCGTATACATAGGTCATGGTTTCGGAGGTGTCGGCTTGTTGGTTGAGGGAGGGTGGTGGGTAGCTGGGCTACCGGTCACGTACTCGTCGATCAACTCCCGGATGGTGCCGTAGTCGCTTTCGGCCATTGCCTTCGATAATCGCAGCGAGTCCTCACTGACGATATTGTCCCCTTGCAGGTACAATACGTTGATGAGAGCTTTAAGCTGCTTTACGTCAAAGAACATCGGCTTAGTAACCACGGCATCACCTCGAGTATGTTTAACGATACGTAAAGTAGGCATCTGCAAGCTACCATAAAGGTAGTTGCGCAGCGCCTTGACCCTTTGTCCAACGAAAACTTACATAGACGCTAAGCGTTGAGTAAGCCCCTCTGGTGTATTAAACTACTCCACACTGCACTGGTTTGGTGCAGACACACATGTTAAATCATGGTGGGTAGCAAGTTGTCTCTGTCCTTCGGGACGGAG